ATGTATATTAAACACCTGCCTAACACTATATCCCATTTTATCAGCTATGTCTTCCCAACGCCAACCTCGTAAATACCGGTATTTCAACAAACGCTTTTCCTGCTCGTCTTCCAACGCTTCTATTTTATCATATAGATTTACACAATTTTTCACCTTTTGATATCGGTAGTAGATAGTTTTCTGCTTTAAATCATTTAAAGCAGAGGAGTATTTTTCATCATAACCATATGTATTAATTTCCTTTTGAATAGCCTGGATTTCTTCTCCAGCCTCTGCGATGGCAGCATTAAGTGCCACAAATTTCTTTAATTGTTCCTTGACCGTTTTTTTCATCATGCTGAACATCTCTCCCTGACGCTTCTTAATGTATCCGGTGTTGACTGAGCATAATAAATAGCTGTCACTGACGGACTGGAATGCCTCAAAATCTCCTGAATAGTACCAATGTCCACACCCTTATTTTTAAGACTCATTCCCAGTGTCTTACGCATTTTATGAGGGTATACCCGACATTTCAATTTAGCCCGGTTACCAATGGTTTTTAAAATGCTCCGGATTCCTGAAGTTGTGAGTTTATTATAAGGTTCCCTACAGTGAGGAAACATAAACGGACTATCATCACTCCTTGAATCAAGATACTGCCGGTAATAATATCGAGCTTCGTCATCTAAGAAGATGGGCTGATACTTGTCGTTCTTTTCTCCCAGAATTACAATATCTCCAGTCCTCCAATCTATCTGATCAATAGTAATGTCAACCAGCTCTCCGACTCTGGCACCGGTGCTCCGTAACACTTCTATTAAGGCACGCTCTCTTGGTTTCTTACAAGCATCTCTCATCTTCGCCATCTCTTCTGGCTTGAAATAATCAATCGGTTTACGAACCGTTTTTAGCGGATCAGTAGCTTCCACTGGATTTTCACCTATTAGCTTTTCCTTCTGCATCCACGTGAAGAAAGCAGATAAGAACCGTCTTTCATTATTCACAGTCACGGCCTGATTCTTTTTACCGCCTACATTAACATTTCGCTTCTCATACCAGGAAAGATAATAACTGATATCTGATTCCTCAATTTTATCCAATGGCTTATCAATCAGGGTAATCAGACGTTTTACCGCACCAAGGTAAGCTTCCTTAGTATTATCTTTGATTTTCTTCTTAACAATGAATAGCTGAATAATGTATTTGTTTTTTTGATCCATATCATTCTGATACTCTACCGGAAGAGTTGTAATCTCCTCCATATTGACATTAACAAATTCCTTTATTATCACCTGATGAAGAATGTCTAGAACTTCTTTTGCCACATGCCCTGCCATGGCAACAATAATATTGTTGATAACCTGTGCTTTTACAGTTTGTCCATTCACAATATGCAATCTCCTTTTCTATAAATTTCAGTTGCTTAAGGAGATAATTTGATTTATAATATCCTTAAGCGTAAAGCGGTAGAAGAACTTTGGTCGGGGACTCTGCCGCTTGTTTATTGTTGTTGATTCGAATGTATGTTCTTTTCGAGTTATTTTTTTACCGGGGTTTATGCCCCGGCTTTATCCTAATTTATGGTACAAAAAAACTACCAACTCAATATTGATAGTTGGTAGTTTTCTCATATAGTTTCTCACTTATATTTCTTTGCGGAAAAGCCTTCGTTCTCCATTAAGTACATCAATCATGATCGCCTTTGATATTGTATCACCTTCAATCTTTACTTCTTCATTTGTTATTATAATATCATACCTATATTTTATGGCATTGATTTTTAAAGGTTCTTGTCCCGGAATGTATAAAAATGCTTCCTTAAAAGCAAATTCTTGAGTTATGCCAGTCTCAGCTTTTTTACTTAATAATTCGAGTTGATTTTCAAGTTCAAACAAGTTCGTATTTACCTCACCTTTTACATCCTTAATTAAAACATCGCTATTTAATGCAGATAATTCTAAAGAGTTTTTTTGATCACCATATTTTTTTCTATACCAGTTAATATCAATTACAAATTCTCTATTCGTAATTTTTTTACTATAAAACTGAATGTTTAATACGATTTCTCTTATTCTTCCCGTCCAATCAGAAGCTTTAGGATAGCGCAGTTCCTTTAAGGTTATATTGTAAAATCCGGCAAAATCAATAGCTCCTTTTTGAAATCCATTCTTTGAAACAAATATTCCCTTAACATCTCCAATATCCGAAAGCACTCCATAAAAATCGCGGAGTTTTCCTATGGAAACTGGATTTGAATAGTTTTTACACTCAATAACAACTTTATGTATTTCTCCCATAAATGAAAATTCATAATAGACATCAATTTGATGTTTCTGTCCTGATCTACCAACCATTTTTACGTCATGTTTAACTTTTATGGTATTAGAATCGTTATCATTTGCCAATGTTTGGAATATATCCTGAACCAGAAATTCATATTCTAAATTTTCATTCATAAGACTGTCCTCCAATAATTAATCCTTTTATATTTTATCACATTAGTAAGAAAAACTATATAGGCCTTACTTGAAAATTAATATAATCTTTATTAAGAAAATTGACTGATTTACCAACTATCAATATTAAGTTCTCAATGTACACTAATACGTTAAACACTAATTAACAGCTTGTTCACACCTTTTTGTAAAATTCATATATTGTTAGTGAACAGATTATCAAACGTTAGGGAAACCCTTTACACTTCTTTCATAGTAATGCCACCTCATCATTACTTCTTCGCCCTCGTTCTTGATATGATGTTCTGCAATACTTCCTGATCATGAATTGTGTACCCATGGGCGGAAATTATAGGTTTCCGCCCTTTTAGGTTAAATGCTTAGGATACCTGTCAGCTCTGTAATCCATCGTCTTACTGTCCTATCCGTATTATCAAGCCTTTCGGCAACGTATTCCTGAGTTTGCCCGTCCAAATAAGAATACTTAAAAACGTATACTTCCACGGTGTCTCTTTCCTGTCCATCTCCTCCTCCAGAAGGTTCAAGCATTTATCAATATGTGCTATCATGACAATGCTCCGTAGCTTGCTTTTTATGATACTGTTTATGTAAATATCCTCTGCTGATAGCTCCTCAAGTTCTTCTCCGTCGTCCACGTCCGACAGCTCCGATACACCCTCCTGAACGCTCTGACATATCCGATTGTAATTCTCCATAAGTTTCTTTGCATTCTGGAATACCTTGATCTTCCTATTCTTTTTCTGAGACTTCTCAAACTCACTCACAGCTTCAAGTGCCGCCGTTCTAACTAATAACTTCGCTGCTTCTTTTTCCAAACAATCACCTCCCCGTAATTGTAAATGACATATATTTTCTATAAATTGCGCCTCTCATAATATTTGGCTATTTTCACCAAATCAAGTTATGCATTATTGCCTAATATTTAATTTTTTTTTATAGATTAAGCCAATATAATTTAGCACATTAAAGTGTTATAATGAATATAGCTCTTTTTAAGGGTGCCACTTTTCCCCAATCTTTTGTGGCACTCTTTTTTTGACTTTATAAAACACTTCATTTTGAGTGTTTCTGAATATTTCTTTTATTTATGGGAAATATAATTGTGACCCATCTCGTGTATAAGCCTGAGTAATCTTCCTTTTCGTTACTTGGGCTTTTATCCCACCCAAGTGTCTGGCCTGGGTCCGGGCACTTTTCGCATCCTCGGGTTCATGGCATAAGCCTGTATGTGTATTGGTTGGCATCTGTTCCGAAGCCAGCATTGCTATATGTCCATTCTTACTACTCAACTTTACACCTTAATTCAGGATTCATATTACTTTTTTTGTGCTAATATATTCCTTTAGGGGTATGCTATAAAAGTACCTTTCTTTTCGTACTTGCCGGACCTTTCTCCGCAACTGGCCCGGCAAGTGTTTAAAATTCAGTTTACTCGCTTAAAATGGACCGGTTATTACACCCTAAGCATATATTCACATCTTCTCCCAGGTTCGCACAGTAATCACACAAAACCAGTTCATGCCTTTCGTTCCATGCCTTTATAAATTCATCAATCTCGCAGCACCCGATAGAAAAGTGTAATCCACAATTACAATCTACATAATACGGGTCGCCACCGCTATCCGGATCAAATATTGTTGGTTCCCACTCTTCCGGGCCACCGTGGATTTCTACGAGCTTTCCGCAGAAAGGACAGTGTGTTAAATTAGGCTTTCCTTCAACAAACAGCTCTTCGTTTTCCATACATCTTCACCTCCAAATCCGGGTTTAATCGAACAAATTCATCTGCTCTACCGGGTAATCTTCCCAACCCACTTCAATGTAATCAAGGACACGACCCCAGCCGAACTTTTCTCCGGTTTCCTTATCAACACAACATTTGTACATCCAGAATTCCCATTCTTTAGGATTCCGCTCCCTCAATTTATCAAATCTGTGAGGACGCTTTTCCATGTGGATTCCGAAACCGCACATACTGCATCCAGTGCGCTGGGCTCCCGTAGTGTAGAGCATTCCTTTTTCGCCAGCCACTATTGAGCCGTAAATTTCCGGGATAATAGTATCCAATGGCTCATATTCCTTAGAACTTCTGTCCGAATGCTTTCCATAAGGTTGCTCATGAAACGCTGTAGCAAATACATCAATATGCTCGTGATACCATTTATCCATTTCCAAGGCCAACGTGAGAATGTCCTGCCGGAGGAATGGAGCAAACGGTGCGCTCCTGATCACGGTCTTGCCAAAGTAATTACAGCCATGGTCAATCAAAGCCTCTTCTCTTTGACCGCCCTCACTCGCCATCAGTCCCAGGAATGGGCAGCTGTTATGTTCTCTCGCCCACTTGTCGCAAGGTTGCTCTTTCATGTACATGCAGCATTTATTTGACACAAGGAAGTCCGGCATCTGGTAATTGACACCCTCATTCTCATTTTCATATCCGCCAAATTTATTGAGCCACTTCTGTGGCAGCCTCATGCGACTGTTCTTGGCATAATGGCCTTGTGCTCCACATTCTCCGGTAATAATAGCATGGCGAACGGTTTTATTTTTCTCCGTAGGGTGCTGCAAGGTATCAATGCGTCCTGCTATTTTTTTAGAGATAACCGGGAAGCCGACTTCATTCAGCACCTGTACTTTGCTTTTCCCCGGCGCTATCCTCTCGATTCCAAGCGCCTTATGAACTCTTTGTATGCTCATATCCTCTAAAGACGATACCGACACGGCAGGAACATCAATTCCTATGCTCTTAAGCCAGATATATAAGACTATACTATCAAGGCCGCCTACGCTAACGTGAGCATTCAGGCCCCGGTTATCTAATTCGCCGATAAATTCATAGGCCCTCTGTTCTGCCCGGCGAATTTTCACCTCATAGGGTAGATTCTGCAATGCGCTAAACTGCGCCCTCTTTTTCTTCTTTTCTGTTTTCCACTCTTCTGTGGTTAATTCCTTCTTTTCCACTTTTTTTGAAAGGAGCCGTCATGACTTGCCCTGCAGGAGCTCCAACCTCCTTTCATTTTTTGCAACAAAAAACCAACTACCGAATATTGATAGTTGGCATATTGTTATTAATATTAAATATGAAAAGTGCTTATTGCTTCTGCTAATTCTGCATCAATTCCATCTTTACCATTTTGAATTTTACCTAATAACTGGTTTATCATTTCACGTAATTCTTCAATATTAGTTGCAAGATAACCGTCCATTTTGGCTCCACTTAATTCGTATACCCTACCTCTCTCTAATTGACCTAACTTATTACGGATATCATTCAATTCATGACTGTATTCTGCTGAAATCTTGTAATCCAGTTTCCTATCACTCATATATAGCCACCCTCCATCTCTTGTACTAATAAAATTATACCATTCCAACTATCAATATTCAATTATCAAAGGACAATAAATCTTAAAATCTAAAGTATTACGCAAACCTAAGCTGTTCCTGGCTATCATCAAACCTCAGGTTTTCTTTTCCATGCATACCCACCAGCATGATGCCTCTCGCCTCTTATAACCTTTTCAATATTTGTACTGTGGATATTATTACTTTTGGCAGCTTCTGCTAAAGAAGAATATTTTCCTTCTACTTCTCCAGTCAACAGATTTACCTTTAATACAGGGATTTTCTTGCGGCCTCCCTGGCCTGTAACACGATATAACCCCATCTTATAAGCATGAATTTGATTTTCTCCATTAGTTACCCACTCAAGATTTCTAACGTCATTATTTCTTTTATCTGCGTCTATATGATTAACCTGCGGCTTATTCTCCGGATTAGGGATAAATGCGACCGCCACAAGTCTATGTATTTTCGCCGTTGCTTTCTTATCATGTAAACTCATTCGAACACGAAAGTATCCTTTATTATCTAATTGTGGTTTCAATATATGACCTGTTATCTTATTCCTGACAGTACCAGTATTACTTACTTGATACTGTTCGCTGTAAATGTAAGTATCTTTCCATATTTCTACATTTACCATTTTCATAAGAAGCCCGGTATACCCTTGCCCCGCGGAGGCTGGCTCCTTTCATTATTTTTGTTTCCTTGATCTCCAAATCCGCTCAAGTTCTTCCAGCGTTACATGGATCATGAGATTGCTTATAAAACTACAATTGCTATATTCTTTGTACATGACGCCGATTATATCAACAAGGCCATCCCAGTATTCTTCTGTATCATTCGGATCGCTATACTGCTTAAACAGCTTCCATGCTCCGGTAAGACATTCTTCATACTGTTTATCCTGAAGAGGAGCACCTCCGGAATTAATCCGCTTTATCTCTTGCCAAGCTACCAAGCAGAACAGCCTAGCCATAACAGGATTTTCGTGCTTCTTTATCATCTGTGCCAAATGCTCCGGCTTGACCATCTGGCGATTCTTCATAAGTTTCCAAGCGTCCGTATAAGCAGACCAATATTTTCTAAGCCGATTCTCTTCCATCAATTACACCACCTTATATGGAATGCAATACCGGGCTTTTGATTTTGCCTTATCGTCTATGTAAACATCTGCGAATATCTTTCGTGAATCGTTTCCGAACAACTTTACCATTTCAGATAAATTCTCGTTCACAGCGTCAAATTCCAGGTCATAATTCCTACACCATGAAACAGCTTCCTCCAAGCGGCTACCACAGCGGCATGTCCAGAGGATCACCTTATTTCCCTCTCTACGCCTTTTAATCAAATGTCTAATCAGCACAGTATTAGGACTACCGATTCCGGGCCAAACACTTTCACATAAAGTCCCGTCAAAGTCAACCGCATAAATTGTATATTTTCTACTTTCGTTCATATCCCACCGCCTTTACGCTTCGTTCACATGGAAAGCAGGTATTATCACCAAATCTTCCATCATAATGCTTGCAGGTCCCGCAACTCTTCCCGGTCCACCATATTATTATCTTTCGCAAAAGCATATGTACACCATATTTCACAACTGGTTCACCTCCGTTATTCGCAGAAAACGGGAATAAAGAACGCCCATAAACAATTGGGATTCTTAGTAATAAAAATCCCTATAGAAATTGCAGTTACTACGCTTACCCATTTAACCCAACTCATCAAAGTTTAAACTCCTTTCTGCTCCATTTTACAGATAAAGTCATGTATATTTATCTGTCCTGCAGGTTCAAAATTCATCCACAAAATTTCTCTCTTTTTGCTTGCAATCTGTGAATAACACGTTGCTTCTTCACGGTACCAGCCGGATAAACGATCATTATATAAATCACTGTCATATCCACTCAACAATACCGGGCCTTTATGAGCCTGCAGTGCGTCTATCAAGTCATGTTGCTGCTTATTGTCCATTTCATGACGATATTGCTTTCCGTGCCTTGTACTCAGCACATAAGGAGGATCAGCATATATCAAGACTTTAGGATTATTAAACCTTTCTATCACTTCCATGGCCGGGCGGTTTTCAATCTGCACACCCCTGATCCGTTCAGCAGCTTGCATTATTTTTTCAGGTAGATTGCACCAGTCTGATGCAGCGTAAGCCTTTTCACGCCCCTGTACATCATTCTTCCAGCCTACCTTTTCGCCAGTGGTTCGGAAGCCGTGGCCCATATTAAGCCTTATGTAAAAATTAACCGCTTTCCCAAAACTATCCTCTGGTACCGTTTTAAAGGCATCGTCATAAATCTGTCTTGCGTAGGGAGTTAAATAAATTTCTCTGGCCAGCCTTTCCGGGTCCTTGCGAATCCATTCAAACAGGTTTACCACATTTCCGTCCAGATCATTCACCGTTTCAATGTTTGACCGTGGTTTATTAAACAAAACGGCTCCACTACCAAAAAACGCTTCTAAATAACTGTGATGTTCCGGGAAGAAACTTATAATCCAATCTGCGATACTCCATTTACTTCCTGGATATTTCATTACTGCTTTCATTCTTTTGAAAGGAACCCAGCGCGCTTTTTCCTAGGAAGGTTCCGGCTCCTTTCTTTCACTTTTCTTTTTTAACTTTTCTTATGTACAATGTACCTTTTGTTAACTCTATTTTGTGCACGTTCATTGACTTCTAATTTCCCTTGTGAGAATATACAATTACAATCAATTTCGAAAAGGAGAGAGTAATAAATGAGGACAAAATTAATTTATTCCAGCCATAATGACCATGTTGGATATGGCGCCGGTTCAGGAAGTACCGAACTGCTTGAATACGAGTGCCCTTGTGGTAAAGGTAAAATTATTGAAGAGCATGATAATATTCCTGGTTTTAGAGATCACGATGCATATATATTTTGTGATGAATGTAATAAGAAATATTATCTTGATACCAGCAAAGGTGCTCGTGGCTGGGAACTTGTTGAAAAAACAAATTAATTTCGTTTAGCCTGTCATATATCTTGTGTGATGGGCTAAATTTCAGTTCGTACTATATAAGAGTAGGGAAATCACCCCTATTCTTATTTTTTTGTTATGATGAGTTTGATTGGCTGACGTAATATCAGTTGGGACA